GTGACAACTCCTAAGACGAAAACCAGGGTCCATATGTACTTCAACCTTTTCTTCATAATCCTAGGCATCCATGAGAGAGTTAGCAGATTACTCCATCTCAAATTGCGTTGCACATAGTATCGAGCAACCATATCAGCGTGTTGATTATGCATGTGTGCAAGGAACAATATAAGCAAAATGAACGTACACGATGAAAAGAAAGGTACTGTATGATTCCACATATCCCGAACCACCCAAAGACATGATACAGGACATAACACTGATATCAATGCAGCGATGCAACGCCTATTGCGAATGGTAGTACGTGAGAAATGCGATATCTCAATCAGGTCAGGGTACTTATTCAAAACAACGCGCGGCACCCAATCTATCAACCATGGTTTGTTAATATGGAGTGGATTGTCAGTTAACCTCCACGGACAGAACACATCTACAAAGCTCTCAAAATAATCTAAGAACCAAAAAGGCGCAGTAAACAGCTCTTGTTGAACGTGCACGATAAAAGGTGTGGTATCACTACGCACTGAAACATCATCACTAAACCCATAATTTGGGACAGGGATATTCTCCCTATCTTTATTGGTATGGATTGGTGTGCAATCACTTGCATCACAGATGATATCAACAGGCTCCACAACACGTGCTTCCTCAATAGGTGGCACTCTCTTATACTTCCTGACAGCACTTATGGGGAAATCGGGTCCTGGTACAAACTGAAGCTCTTCCTCTTCACCATCTTCTAAAGGTATTGGCTCCGAGTTCACTAAGAATTGATTAGACTGTTCTATCTCATTGCTCATCACTTGTTCCGTGTCCAGGGTAAGCGGCACATCAGCTACCCTCGCAGCACATAAAGAGCAAACAGCTTTTGGGAAACCATGGCTGCACGTTTTATCTTCACAACATGCTTCCTTAAGTAAACGTATTTGTGCTGCATGGTGTCTATCCAATTCGTGTCCAAAAAGCACTAGCAAATCGTGTAAGTTCAAATTCTTAGCCTTTGTTTTCTCAGGAGTGGCAATGGACGGTGGTAAATCATAATACACCCACTTGATAACCATTTTGTTGCCCTCTTTCACAGCAATGGGGTACAAAACATCTATATTCCATAAATCTGTGTGGCCCATTGCCTTAACCGGGTCAAGGCATTCTTGATCAACCTTCCTGAACTCAGGTTTCACATATTGGAACACAGTGAATCCAACTCGCCGCAAAATAGAATATTCATCGTTCACAAACAACGTAGCATGCAGGTGCGGTACATTTGTCGTTAGTCCGACCAATTCAAAATTCATCGGTACAGCTCCTTTCGACTCCACATCTGGTTTCAGTGCAGTACAGGGGACATTATTAACAATCTTTATCAACAAATCATGTGGTGTCTCACCCGGTGCCACTTTC